AGTAGCAGATGGAGCGGTTGCAGGAACAACGTCGATGACGCGAACCGGGAACGTAGCGGTAACAGCAGGCGAAGTGCTCAACACAGAGTAACTAGAGTTACCAGTAGTTGCAGAACCAGCGGTAGCCAGAATCGACATATTTGTACCGATTGCGTTTTGCGTCACGGTAGCCATCGTTGTGCCAGTAGAACAAACGGCAACTTGGAACAACGTATCAGGATCATCAGCAACTACGGCGAAAATCTTAGTCCCCGACTTGACTTGCTGAGCAGCAGGATAGTATTGTTGCTGTTGGATTTGACCAGTTGAGGCATTGGTAAAGCTAACGCCAAGAAACACGCCACAAGGGGTATTAGCCGTTGTGCCAGTATCTTTTTCGATAGTTCCGCCAATAACTCGCTTGACAAAATCACCATAGAAAATGTTAGCGTTGTAACCGCTTGCAATTTCCATCAAACGGGTCGAACCCGCAAAAACTTGACCACCAATCAAATTGACTGGCTTTAGCCCGTATGGGGCTTCTACAGTTGGATAAGCCATTTACGACTCCTTAAAAATTTAATTACCTTTTCCGAAAGTTACCTCAGATCGCTTCTCTTTAAAGAGAGGCATCCGTGGATCGCTTTCGCGCATATAGTTGCTATCCACCGACTTGATCTGCACATCTGCCTGTTGGCGATAATATGCGTCACGTTGTTCAGTAAACTCAACTGGGGTTTTACAAAGCAACAAACCACCTACTTCCACACAATCAGGGAATTGAGCGTTAGCCATTCCAAATAGGCGGATTTCAGGATGATCGGCAGCTTTTACTGGTTCCCAGCCCTCACGAAGTTTTGACGAAATATTTGTCGGATCTGCTTTATTCAGCGTGCTAATACGAATCCAGCGAAACGCATAACCCGGCTCCGGTGTTGGATCGGGTAGAAGTTGAGGGGGCATCCATTGTTTTGGGCGCTCCATCTTTTCGCGGGTATCAAGTTCACGGGTAATACGCGGTGTTCCAGCCATTTTCATTTCCTCATTTCTTCAGCAACCTTACGAGCATAGAGTTCCAATGGAACACCAAGCCGTTTGGCGAGATTCACCTGTGTCTGCGTAAGCACGATCTTTCGAGGCGCTGTGCTACGGGTTGCAGGTGCAACAACGTTGGATTTAGTTCGTTGAGGTTTAGCATCAACGTTCTCTTCGGCTCCAAACTGTTCCGAAAATCTTTGCTTCATATCAGCGTCAATACGACGGTAATACTCATCACTTCCAGTGGTAATACCTTCTTCAGTCAAATCTTCATGCAGCCCAAGGGCGTAAGCAGACATCCGTTTATTCTTACCAAACCAAGGATTCTTTTCCTGCCAAGACGCCAACTTTTCATCAATCGGCGGCTCTTTATATTTCTGTTGTGGTGGTTGTACCTCAACTTCATCAGATTGTAAAGGCGCAGGCTTAAAGTTATTAACTCGTTCTGACTTCATTTTAACTGAAGTTAGATTCTCTTGAGCATCTACTAAAGCGCTTGAATCACCAGCTTCATAAGCATCTTTATATTGCTGCTTTGCTTTTTCAAGCTCATTAGCAACTACCTTTTTAGCTTGTTCAATCAAAGCACTTTGGTTTTGATTAACAGTACCCTTTAAACGCTTATTTTCCTCAACCATAGACTGAGCAAAACGTAGAGCCTCATCCTTCTCGCGCTGAATAGACTCTTTGGCACGGCGTTCTTCGTGGTATCCCTTAGTGAAATGCTTAATACGCTTCTGTACGCTCTCGTCATACTTATTCAGTTCGTCTTCTGCAAATTCCTTTGGAGGCTCAACCATCTTTGTGCGGTTACGATCATGCTCTGGCGTATCGTCAACCACTTCAATTTCAGGCTCGTCTTCCTGTTCCGAGGCGCGTCCAGCTACTTTTGTAGCCTTATCTTCCTTTTCATCAGGAAACTCAAATTCTGTTTTTTCAATTTCAGCCATAATTTACCCCTTAAACACGTTTAATTCCTCTTGGGTCTTCAACAATAGCTTGAACGCTATCGTCATTGATAAGACGAAATTCCTGCCCATGAATCTTCATTCGTGTGCCGGTATTAGGTCGAACCAAAATAAAATCACCAACCTTGCAGGACGGGCCTGAAGGAAATCGCGTTGCATCTTTAAATGCGTCGGGGCCAATTTTTGCCACAAACAGTACAGGAGAAAGCAACTCCTCAAACTGCATTGTCTGGCTTGCTTTAAGCAAACCACCTTCATATTCTGTTTCTGCCTCTGGCAGCACGCAAAGAATGTGATAGGTCACTGGGTCAGGCACTTGCTTGGCTTTCTCTTCCTGATTGGTATTTAGCACACCAGAAAGATCAATTGCACCAAGATCGAAATTAGTCTTCATCATTTTCCTTAAATCTACGCACAAGGTCGCCAAGTTCATACTGCGCGGTTTGGAAACCTTGGATTTTCCCGCACAGTTCTTTATAGTGATCGTAGGATTTAGCTCCACCACCACTTAAGACATCTACCAAATTCTTGATATGTTCTTCCAATTTGGAAACAGCAACATCAATGATTTTGGATTCCATTATTCAACTCCCTGATTATTTCTCACTTTGCTCTGTTCAATCATATTACGTTGTTCAGCAGTCTGACGTTCAATTGCCATGCGCTGTTGATGAATCTGAGCATCTTGTTCCATTTCCTGCTCGTGACGCTGTTGCATCAATTGCATTTCAATCTGCTGACGTTGAGCAATTCCGCTCGTGTTGTCAATTTGTTTGCCAGCGGCTTGCTGAGATTTAATCTGCAATTCACCCTGTTTAATTTGTAAGTCGCCTTGGATTTTTGCAATCTTGGCTTGAACTTCCTGCTGTTTAATCTGCAATTCGGCTTGTTGCATTTGAACCAGTGGATCTTGCGCTTGCTGTTGCGCCTGCTTTTGTTGAGCTTGACCTTTGCTTTGCGCCAGAACTTGTTGTGCAGCCAAAGCAACCATGCGGGAAAGCTGTGCTTCAACTTCTTCTGGTAGCTTGGAGTTAGGCGCTGGCATCGGAACACCCAACCGCTCTTCAACCTTCTTGCGATACGCAAATGCCAAATGCTCTGAAATATGCGCTTGAATCTCTGCCATCATTTTCTGAGCTTGTGGGTTTTGCCCAATCTGCGCCATCAATGTTGGATCTTGCATCATTGATGTATGAACGGCAATGTGTGCATCGTGGTCTTGATAGATAAACGCCTTTGTAGGCTTGCCAGTCAAGAACGCCATGTTTTCACTAACCGGGTCACGCGGCGTCATATCGTCTTCAACTGGTACAAGCTTGTCAGCATTCTTAATACCTAGCACTTCAATCATCTGACGATGCAGTTGTGGCAAGTCATAGATCTGAGGGGCTTGCTGAGCCAACTGAATCACAGCCTGATACTGCATGATTCGTTGAGCCATTGTTGAGCTATTAGGATCGCTGACTGGAATCACTTCAACAATGTCGTAATCGCTTTGTTTGGCCTTGCGATTGTTTCCAACTGGGTTGTAGCTGTACTCAGTTGGGGTGTAGTCACGAATAATATTCTTAAGCAGTTTGAATTCCTGCTTCATCGAATAATGAACACGCGCCTGAACCGCTGACATATTCTTAAGCTGGCGCTCCAAGATAGCCAGCGTAGTTCCAACTGGCGAATTGGCACTCATATCGCTGACATTCATGTCGGCAATAGAACCAAGGCGACGGCCTTCGTCAGTAATCTTGTCCAGCAATCCAGCAAGAACTTGGCTCGGCTCTTTATATGGCAAAGCCATAATATTGTCGCGCACAGTGCCAGATGGAACATCAACGTCACGGAATTCGCCCGGAGCAATCGGTGTATCGTCACCTTTAATCCTCAAACCACGCGATTTCAAGCCGCCCGGTAGGTTAGAAAGCGTACCGGCATCAATCAGTTGGCGAATCAGCGACGTACCAGCGCGTGCATAGCCGCCAATCAAGCTAATCAGGCCAATTCCGTAAGCTCCAAAGCCGGGAATGTACGTATATTGGACAAAATGCTCGCGTTTTGCGCGTGTTTCATCTTCTTCATCGTAGTTTCTACGGATCGAAAGAATTTCTTGTGTATTTCTGTCAATAGTAATGACGTATGGAAGAGCAATTCCGTCTTCATCTTCGTAACCCGGAAGATCGTAGTCAATCTGAACCTCAAGAATCTGGTAACGGTCATCGTCTGTAACGCTGTAACCCTGATCTTCAGCCTTCTTTTTCTCTACGTCCGTATGAATAGCTACTGGTTCACCCAAATCCACATCACGGTAGAAACCAGACACCTGTAATTTACGGATGTCGTTCTTCGTCTTGCGCATGATGTGCGTTACGCGCTCTGATCCAATCAAGCTGGACGAGCCATAAGGAATAATCATGTCTTCAGCGGGAATAAACATGGCCGCTTGACGCCGCATCGACGGATCGAAGTACACCTTCTTAAATGCAGATCCAGCCAAACCCAGCGAATACAGCATCTTTTCATGCTCAGGCCGGTATTCAGGCATTTCCTCAGTCAACTGGTAGTTCATGTCCTCACGAACTCGTTCAGCAGCTTCTTCTTTCAGTTTATCAATAGCGCCAATGATTTCCGTCTTAACTGGCCCTTGCGCCGGAAAAGTTTCCAGAATGGTTTCGCTTTGAAATCGTACGGCAGCTTCAGTTAGAACTGTAGAGAAAACACCACAAGCA